GGAGCACACTTGCCCCTGTTTTTATCATGAGACCCCCAAGGTCTCGACTTCTCAACAAGTTCGTTTTGTAGCCTCAATGGCGGCGGGACAAACCTGGCACACGAAGGAAACTGATAAGAAACGCGGGGTACTCCTGGTCTTTCATTACCGTTGCAATAGGCCTAGAGAGCAGTATGATGTTTTTATATTTGTACGTTAATACTGTAATCTTGGAAGCGAATCTACGCTGAAACAGGGTGGTTCACCACCTCATGACGCGAAACGTAGGTAGTAGCGAAGCGGTTTCAAACATGAATAGGTTTTCGGATGCTGGGTCAATGGCTAAGCAAATATAGAGTGATTTCTCCCTGATCATTGTAAATGAACAATATTGTCGATCAAAGTCAAGATGGAGGTGCACAGCCATCTATAACCAACAGTGTACAAAATCAGAACAAAACTGAACAAATTAACCCAGCTATTCCCGTCTCTGGGACTGCTTCTAGCATAGCTACTGCTACTCCGACCCCTTCTATCACGAGTGAGTCGATAAAGCAAGTGGTTGAAGAGGCAGTTCAGAAGATCATCGCTTCCAGTGCAACTGTGTTCTTAGATAAGTCTTCTTTGAAGAACATGAATCTAGTCACGGCCACTGATATGTCTAGTAGTGCTCTCAATCTTGAGAATGACACTACTAAACGCACACTCCCACCTCAAACCAACATCATAACCAAGTTAAGTGTTGGCTTCTCCCACACACCACTAACACCATCTAGTGTTGATTATTCAGGCATACAACCAAAAGTTACCTGGGTAAATAATGTCATCGTTCATCTAACCAGTTTACGTGAAGCTGACGTCAACAAGAGATTGCAGACAAGGCTCACTCGAACTGTTTACTGTTCGAATAGCATACCACGCATGGCAACACTAAAGGTACGTTCAGGTAGCGGCTTCACATATCCATCTCCGGCTAGTAGTGAAGCTAGTTACGTAAACCCCGGTTCCTACACGGACTCTACCGGCGTTTTAAACTGGGTGAACAATCATATGTCAAAACGCAACTGCCAATTAACCGCGGCTGCCCTGGAAATGTCCAGATTTTACATTGATGGTATAATCTTACCAAGGTTAGGGATCACAGAAGAACCGATCGCTTTGCAACCAGTGTTAGGAAGAGCTAGGTCTGAAACCCCCACAGCGACAACGACATGTGTTATCCCACATTCGCTTGTCACCAAACATTCGGCTGGTGCAATATGCGTGCTATACAATGCCTTAAGAGCTAGAACTACTTACGGTTACGCACATATACAGCCAGCGAATGATGATGTGTGGGCGCTGACTGGCAACACACCCGCACAACCGTTCACTGAAAGGGCTTTTTGGGAGGCATTCCACATCTTGGCCTTTAGTGGTTGTGGGAGTGGTAGTCCAGACCAGTTTTATATGGACTTTCTCCTCGGTATAACACAGAACTTACAGTTACACGGTAACTGCGAAGAAGGTGGTATATATAGAAGGTATTTTGAAGGCATCACGATTGAACAGAATGCGGTCGTGATATCAAGCAAATTTGAAGCCTCCCTTGAAGGTTATATAACCCACAACGCCTCGGAAGTGATTGCCGCGTCTTTGACACTCCAATCTTGTATAAGCAGAGCCTTATACGAGACCAACTTGGACCCTACGCACTTCTGCCTTCCCGAAGGTGCTACCAATCAAATGGCTGAAGAAGCGATGAACTACGCACGTGCTGATATTGAGGACACCCTCAAAGCAGCCACTGGCTTAAGTTTATCTTACTGGCGCCACTTTTTGAACCAAGCATTGTTTGGGCGTGAAGGTGACATGCTTCACCCGGACCGCCATATTGTCGGTAACACTCATAAATACTTGGGACATTATTCAACCCACCTGCCTACGTATGGTTTACCTACGATCAAGAAGAATCGAAACGGTGAGATCTTTGTCACTCAGGGAGCCAGCAACGACTTTATTACTATACATGGTACTGGAAGGATTGACACTACAGAAATAGACGGTCAAGTACTCTTCCAGCTTAACCTCAGCAAACCGCACACCTTCGACAATGGTCTTTTCTTTCTAAGACCAGGACTCAACCCTGAAGACGGACTCGCAAACTTTGAATATGGCGAATCATTCAGCTCTAGGTCAAAGAAACACATTGAATCTGAACACACCTTAGACGGCAGGGAGTTCACCGAAGGCGCCACTCTAGCTGATATAGCATGGGATGACAACTCAGACTTGTTCCCATGCGCAGGTGACACCCGCACTATCAATGCGCAGCTTAGTTATTTCACTGCACACCATGTTGACCCCCTGTACCGCAACTATTCTTATATAGTGTATATGGGTAAGTACGTGGCTTTAACTGGCAACCTTGAAACGGATTCAAAGATGCCAAGGTACCTCACAGACCTAAAAAGGAAGAACAGGGCAACCCTATATTTCGAGAACAAGAGGACAACTAAGGGCAAGAAGCTAACAAGCTACAACTATTTCAGACAAATTAGAGAGTTAAGTAAAGAGGCTGCCAAACAAAAAGAGAAAAGCCTACGCCTACAATCAAAACTACAATTGAAGTCTGGGAAAAAAGAAGAAAGACAGGCAATACTGGCTAAGGTAAAAGAGTTGAGTACGCAAGCGGCATCGGCTTCACTAATGCACTTAATACACCTTGATTTCTTAGAGCTATTGAACAAGCTAGTCAACCAGGCCACAAGCTATGGAATGTCTTTTTCTCTGACTGAACTGTATAACTCAACATTAACAAAGATAAAAAGCAAATCTGTCTTTAAACGCGACAAGTTCCACTTCGTGTCATTGCAGGAATATGAGGCTGCAACTAAAGAAAAGGACAAGACGTTAGGGAAACAACAGAAAATATACATACAATATGGCTCACAAGCGGCTGCACGTGAATTCTCTTATGATATTTACTTATCTGAACTCTACGAGTTTGCCCAGAATGTCAAAATTCGCGTAACTGAGGATTCGTCAAAAATTGAGGCGTTATTAAATAGTATCGTTGAGACAACAGGCGATGAGAACATCCGAATTGAAATCAAACACACAGTGAATTTGATGCTCAAGCAAATTAAAGAACATCAGATGTACCAAACAACAATGAAAACGGTAGCTGAATATGTCAAGAATCTATACTCAAAGGACCAAATAGAGGAAGAGAGTGAAAGCGAAGACATCTTATTCAGACTTCCTGAAGAGTACTCAAATTTCTTATCCGATTTCCAAGGTATTGACATTCTGTCACCTAAACATTATGAAACACACAGCAAGTCCCAAACCACGGCCACAGACACAGAAGAACTTGGTTCTCTTCTAACCCACAGTTTAGCATTAGAAGCTTTAGCTGATCGTCAGAAACAGGACGAACGCGAGAAACTGGAAGCAGTGGTTTCGTACGGTAAGCAGGCTACACAGTCTATTAATGAATGTCGTGACACACTGTCGAAGTTCAAGACTCTCATTGATGATGAAAAGACCCACACGGAAGTTCTAAAACCAATACTTGTTGACATTACCAACCGACACAATATGAACGTGGTAAGCACTTGGAACATGATGATAAACTCCTTGTCAGCATTTCCTGAAACAGTGTTAGACCGTGTTTTAGACGAGTCTGTTGAGTTAAGGGACTACTTCGACTCGGTCGGATTGATATACCCTACAAACGCCATTGATTTCAAAAGCAGTCATTTAATCCCGGTAATGACACCTAACTGGGGAGAAGTGACTGACAAAGAAATTTTCGACATGGCGCACACCTTATTCAAGAAATATGGTTTGTGAGATCACCCTCCTTCGTGAATGGGTGTCAAACAACAAATATGCTTACGACTCTGGGTGCAATAGTTTGAGAAATTATCATTTATACATGACCAAACTATTAGACCTAACAGTTTTAAGCAGACCTGTAAAACCTCTGTATTATGATAGACCCTCACCAGACCCAATCTCCTCTAGAAAGAGCCTGGTGGATAATGTATACTTATGTAAATTAATAAATAATCTAAATAAAATCATACCAAAACAGACCGTTATTGATGAAGGTCACTGGTATAACTTCATTTTGTCTCTTTGTGAATTATGTGATAATGAATATAATAAATATAAATCTGACGACTTAGCTACTTTCAAACTCTGGTCTTCAGAAATCAACAAGAAGAAAAACGGCAACTTCTGGACACTACAACAGTCTAGCACACGTAAGATGGTCACTATGCCGACTGAAGCTAAAGACAAGTTTTTAGCAGCAGTCAGGTCTGGTGATAAATTAAGTGCGTGGTTTCCTTTTAAACCTCAACTAGCAGCAGCAACTAAATCAAACTTGTATCTCGATGATTTGTTGAAATCATTGAAACATTATTCTGTGGCATATTACAACCATATTTTAGACGTGATACCACACCTTTTCGGTTTGTCTAACGATCAGTGTACCAACCTTATTTTTAGCCATTATTACTTGCTAGGGATAGGACACAGCCTGTGCTTGCGTTCATATTCGAGATTAGTCTACACAGAAGACTTATGGAAAGCTGTCAGTGATTTCACGAAACAAATGGGAATAGCGTTGAACCCATTCTTGTCTGTATACACTGAAGGTGACTGTCTTTATGGCAGAGCCTCGGTCCCATTTGACATCCAGAAGGAAATGGATCAGTTAAGTGGAAAAGGAATACCCGTTGGCCACAACATACAATTACCAAAAGGGTATGTTTATCAACAGGCCATGTTGTTGTTTGAAGAAGCCATGCCTCAAGTAGCTTCTACTAACGTTACAGTTAGACATGCACTATGTTTCCCTTCTATTGAGGACTTTTGGAAAAACCGTCTAATGAACAGTGTGAATGGCTCTCACCATATGCCTGATTTTGAAGACGATAACAAAATTCCCAAGGGAGTTGAAAGTACGCGCATGGTTTATATGGAGAATGAAAACCAGAACCCTTTGTTCGTAAAGATAGCTCAAATCGTAGCCAGCTGGTCCTACAAACTAGAAAACCCTAAAGTTAGAGTAGTCAAATCACAAGACACCATCTCATACATACACGAAGATTACATACACAAAGTAATTGACAAACATTGGTCGCATAAGTCAGTATTAATGGAACCAGCGCTTCAAACTAAAGGTGAAGAAGCAGATAGGGTGGCCAACATGTTAGGCGACACATACGTGATGTTGGATTACGCATCTATGGACAAACAACACAGCCTACAGAGTCAGCTAGAGCTTACTCAAGCAAAAGTTGATTTCCTAGGTTTGCCCCAGCACATGAAACAATGGTTCATGGATGCTGAACGTAACCAATTCATTAGGTACGAAGGAAAGAAAATCAAGATGAAATATTCTCTTCTAACGGGCAGAAGGAGTACTACTTTCATAAATAGCTGTTTGAACTACATATACTTAAAATTTAGTTTAGGAGCAGCATCTAGCTTTATCACCACACAATATCATGCGGGTGATGACATCATATTGAAAGCTGAGAGTGAACTAGGTGCAGAAATAATCCTAGAGAAAGCACTCAACTCACCAGTTGTTTTCAATAAAAGGAAACAATCTTGGGGACCGGGTGGTGAATTCTTACGCCATTCGGTATACAAAAATAAGTCTTATGGATACTTGAACCGATCCATCGCATCATTTGTTTGCGGTAGTTGGGTCTCGGACTTAAGACTTAACGGTGGCAACGTTTACAATCTATACTATAGGTATGGATGGACTCTTGATCTAAGGGGCCACGTAGACGGGGCTGCTGCCAATATGATCAGTTTCTCGCTCCACAAGAGGACTGGTCTAGCATTGAACTCATGCTACAAGATCTGTAAACATCAGAGCAACGTTGTAGGTGGACCTGTCAATGTTGACTACGGTAGTGTAACAACTTACTACCCTGTCGACGAGGTCAAACTCAACGCCATGCCTGTTTTAGCTAACAGTTATGCAACTGATGAGTACATCACAACACAAGCTAAGAAACTGCTCGTCCATCTAGACACACAACAATTGTCTAGAGTGAGAGGGGCTCTTAAGCTTTCCAGTTACAGAAAAGGATTAAGCAGTGAGTTTAAGTCAACGGTCGTCACAGAATCAACTCGGCCAGTACAAAGTTATGCAGTAAGTTTAAGTTATTCTTATTGTCATAATGTGGAAAAAGGAGTCTTAGGACAACATCCAACATTACCTTCTATCCGTGGATTAGTAGATAACCACACGTTGAAAGACGTTGTGTACTTGTTCACGGGTCAAGGGTTTGTTGGTAAAACCGACTTCTTAACTTGGATTTGGGGTGAAGAACCGAATACCATATCAACACCACTAAATAATAACTTCGATGATTTGATACAAACAGCAAAACGTCGATACACAAACAACCCATCAACTATAATGCGCATATTCTTACCAAGGGAAGTATACTACTAACTTCTCAGGGCGCGCTAGTTCTAGCCGG